ATGATTACTGAAATAGCACCACAAAAAAGTATGCATACGATGGAAAATGGTCCTTTAATGTCTAAGTCAAAAGGCGCTCAGTATGCATCTGGTGGCGAAGTTGTAGTAAGAGGCACAGGCGCAGCACGTACCCAAAAAGCAAGAATTTGTTAAAGGAAAAATCATGGCCTTTCTAAAAAAAGTAGCAAGAGCTGTTGCGTCAGGTAGCCCAGTAGCGGCTGGCAGATCGGCTGGAATGTTTGGTGGAGCACTTAAAAAAGCTATGCCAAAAATTAAAGAAGCAATAGCTAGTGGTGCAGCAGCACCAGCGGCTGCCGTAAAAGGCCGTAGTCGTTCGGGCTTAGGGGGGATGCTATCTGGTTCCTACACTGCAACGGCTAAAGCAGGCGCATCTAATCCTAGCGGCAGATCCGGTTTAATGGGTGGAGCAATTAGAAAAGCTGCAGGCAATATGAGATTTAAAGACGGTGGCATGGCAAGTGACAAAGCAGGTCGCGCTATGGGCAAAAAAACTCCAGATGCTATGGGTCGTGCTATGGCTAAAACACCGATGAAAAAAGGCGGTATGGCTAAAAAATCATCTAAGAAATGCTAATAAGACATGGCTACATCGGGTACATCGACATTCAATCTTGATATTGACGATCTTATTGCTGAAGCGTATGAACGCTGCGGCCTTGAGACACGTACCGGATATGACATTCTTACAGCTAGGCGATCACTAAATCTACTGTTTGCCGATTGGGCAAATAGGGGCTTGAATCTGTGGACCATTGAGCAACGTCAAACGACAATGGTTATTGGGCAAGCGGAGTACACGCTACCTTCTGATACCGTGAATGTATTGTCCGCTGTTATACGTACAAACTCTGGACAGACTACACAGCAGGATATAAGTATTGATCGAATTAGTCGTAATGAGTATTTGAACTTACCTGATAAATACACGCAATCGCGTCCCGCGCAGTATTACGTTGAACGTACAATAAGCCCTAAGCTGTACGTTTATCCTACGCCTGATCAGGCGCAGTCTTACATCTTTCGTTACTACGCTATTCGTCGTATTGAAGACGCTGGCGCATACTCAAATACTACTGATATCGTATTTAGATTTTTGCCATGCTTGGCGGCAGGTCTGTCTTACTATATCGCATTGAAAAAAGCTCCAGATCGTGTAGTTATGCTAAAGCAGTTTTATGAAGAAGAGTTTCTACGTGCCGCACAGGAAGACAGAGACATTGCAAGTGTCTACTTGGTTCCTGACATGGGCAACTAGGAACTAGCATGGGCGGATACGCGTCAGGTAAATACTCTATTGCGATATGCGATAGATGTGGGCAACAGTATAAGTATTTGGAATTAAAAAAGGAGTGGACGGGGTTTAAAGTTTGTCCGGAGTGCTACGAACCAAAGCACCCACAGCTTTTACCTAAGCGGACGTTGAATGAGCCACAGGCGATATATCAACCAAGACCGCAAGGTCCTACAGATGTAAATGTGTTTGTTGGTGGCCCCGGCCCCTCTACATTTGAAAGTACGGGTATGCAGCCAACAGCGTTGACTCCTCCTTTAATTGGATCATTTGCACTAGGAACCGTTACGGTAGTGATTACATGACCTACAACGAACTAATTGAGGCTATTGCTGACTACACCGAGAATAGTTTTACTACGGTGGAGTTGAACACGTTTATTACTCAAGCAGAGCAGCGCATATACAACACAGTGCAGCTAGCGGCTATTAGAAAAAACGTAGAAGGCTCACTTACTGCAAGTAATAAATATTTATCTTGCCCAACTGATTTTTTATCGGTATTTTCGTTGGCTGTAGTAAAAACAAATGGCGAGTACGTCTATTTGCAAAATAAGGATGTGAACTACATTCGTGAAATGTACCCGTCCCCTACAGCTACTGGCGTACCAAAATACTATGCTATTTTTGGCCCAGCTACCTCTAATGGTGCAATAACCGATGAGCTTGCATTGATATTAGGCCCAATGCCTGATGCAAATTACACAACCGAATTGCATTACTATTATTACCCACAGTCAATTACTACTGCCGCTGATGGTCGTACATGGCTAGGGGATAACTATGACCCTGCATTGCTATACGGCTCACTGGTTGAGGCGTATATCTTCATGAAGGGCGAAGCAGATGTAATGGCGGCTTATGAGACGAAATTTAAAGAAGCTCTCATGCAGCTTAAACGCTTGGGTGATGGCCTTGAGCGCGGGGATGCATACCGTGATGGTCAAGTTAAATACAAGGTTTCATAATGGCAATTACTCAGGCATTTGCTAATAGCTTTAAGTCGCAAGTCCTGCAAGGTGATCAGGATCTGACTGCGGATACGCTTAAAATGGCGTTGTATACCAGTTCAGCGTCGCTAGGCCCGGATACTACGGTTTATTCGACCACAAATGAGGTAACTGGCACAGGTTATACCGCAGGAGGTGTAACTATTACAGGTGTGACAATAGCCACGTCGGCCTCTGGGGTAGTTTTTTTGAGCTTTAATACGGTGGCTTGGCCCGGATCGACGTTTACAGCTAGGGGTGCTCTTATTTACAATAGCACTAGAAGTAATACGGCTGTGGCAGTATTGGATTTTGGGATGGATCAAACTTGCAATAATCAGATCTTTGCGGTTACGCTACCCCCAAATAATTTTAGTTCTGCGATATTTAGATTTTCATAGGGTTAGTTATGTTTACTAGTGGCGGCGCACTTTTAGGACAGATCACTGCAATAACAGTGTCTGGTCGCGGATTTACGCCTGAAGAAGTAGCAGAAATGGCCTTGGATAAGATTATCTATATCGGAGAAAGCTCCCATCCAGCTCTTCGCGATCAAGCGGAGATTTTTAGGGATCAGATTCGTACAGTGTTGGTGAAATACATGAAACAAGCAGTTGTTTCCCACAATACTACGATTGCAAACAAGCTTCGTGATGCAGGGCATCCTGAGCTAATTAAACTTTTGGAGAATTAAGATGCCTATTAGCGTAACCACAGCAATGCCTACGTCCTTTAAAGTAGAGATACTTAAAGCCGTACACAATTTCACGGCTTCCACAGGCAATACTTTTAAGATTGCTTTGATGAAGGCAACTGCTGCTGGCACAGGAACCTATGGTGCAGCAACTACTAGCTACACCAACTTGACGAGTAACTCCGATGAAGTTGCTAGTGGTAGTGGTTATACCACTGGCGGCAATACACTTGTTTCAGTTACTCCTGTAGCGTCTAGCACCACAGCTGTGTGTGATTTTGACAACACTACGTGGTCTGCAGCTACGTTTACTAGTTGTGGCGCTATCATTTATAACGATACAGCCGCTGGCGATCCAGCTTGTGCAGTATTGAGCTTTGGTGGTGACCAGCAGGTTAGTTCAGGTGACTTCCAGATTCAATTTCCTGCGCCTGCTGCCGCTACTGCAATCATCCGTATAGCTTAATAGGAAGACAATGTGCCGAACCTCGTTAAATCGTGGGGTGAAGGAGCATGGAATGATGCTACGTGGGGCGGGATTCCTGCCACTAATGTCATCGGATGGGGCTCGGGCACATGGGGACAAAACGCTTGGGGCGGTATTGTTGAAGCAGTTATCCCTACGGGTGTTGAAGGAACAGGTAGTGTAGGAAGTATTTATCCGGTTGTTTCTGCTAATCCGGTAGGAGTTGTAGGGACAGGGGCAATTGGAACGGTAGTCATACCGCAGCAGGTGGTACTAACACCTGACGGTGTGCAGGGAACCGGGGCAATTGGCACTCCTACTTTCTTCTTTGGGGTTGTGTTTGTTCCAACTGGCGTTTCTGGCACAGGCGCAGTAAATGATGCGACAGTAAGTATATCGCCAACGGTTTCGGTTACTGGCGTAGAGGGCGCTGGTTCAGTAGGAACTGTATTTGTACCGGTTAACCTCGTTGGGGTGCAAGGAACAGGCAGTGTTGGCGATGTTGTTCTAGTATTTGAGGAAATAGTTGTAGTAACTGGAGTAGAGGGTGTTTCTGCAGTTGGTGGAGTTGGGGTATCTACTGGAGAATCAGTTCTTCCAGTTGGCGTAGCAGCAATTGGCAGCATTGGCACACCTTCGGTAAGTTATAATCATATTGAAAATGTAGTTGGAGTTGCAGGCACTGGGTCAGTAGGAGTAGTTACTATTCGTAAGTGGTCCGTGGTCAACGATTATCAAGATCCCAACTGGGTCCTGATCCAAGTAGCATAAGGAACTAATATGGCAAGTACATACAGCAGTTTAAAAATTGAGCTGATCACCACGGGTGAGCAGGCGGGTACGTGGGGAACCACTACAAACACCAATCTGGGGACGGCGCTTGAAGAAGCGATCACAGGTAGTGTGGACGTAGCGTTTTCCAGTGCTGATGTAACACTAACGCTTACCGATACTAACGCAACTCAGGCTGCTCGTAATTTGCGGTTGAATTTGACGGGTACATCGGGCGGGGCACGTAATTTGATTGTGCCAGCGATTGAGAAACAGTATCTGGTCTACAACGGTTTAGCGGATGCGGTAACTGTCAAAAATTCCACAGGAACAGGTATAGCGGTTCCTGCTGGCAAGGCGATGGTGGTCTTTAATAATGCCACTAACGTAGTGGATGTAACCACTTATTTGTCTTCGTTGACGTTAGGTACTGCGCTGCCAGTGGCTTCTGGTGGTAGTGGTGCTGCGACACTAACGGGTGTATTAAAGGGCAACGGCACATCGGCCTTTACTGCAGCTACTGCGGGTACAGACTTTGTGGCTCCGGGTGGTGCGCTAGGTACGCCAAGCTCGGGCACATTAACGAATACTACGGGTCTGCCATTAACTACCGGTGTGACGGGTACGTTGCCAATCGCTAATGGTGGCACGAACGGTACATCAGCTCCTGTAGCGGGTGCTGTGCCTTACGGAACCGGCACTGCGTATGCGTTTACGTCTGCGGGTACTGCAGGTCAGGTGTTAACAAGTAATGGTGCTGGAGCGCCTACATGGTCTGCAGCATCGGGTGGTATATCAACGGGCAAAGCAATAGCTATGTCCCTTATATTTGGCTTCTGAGGAGTTATTAAATGGCTAACCCTAATATCGTTAACGTAACGGCTATCTACGGAAACGTAGGCTACGTTATCCCTTCGGCGGCAGCTACTGCCACTACTTCATGGACGTATGACGGCACGACTGCTCTTACTGGCTTAAAACCAGCGGTGGGTACAGTTAACCGTCTTACGTCTATAACAGCCTCGAATACGACATCTAGTGCTGTGACTGCAACAATTGCTATTGGTAACAATGGCACGTTCGGTTCAGCTACTGTGATTACGTATCCTGCGTATCAGATTTCAGTGCCGCCAAATGCGACGCTGATTATCATCGACAAGACCAACTCGGTATACATCACTGAGAATCAGTCTGTTGCTGCTTATTCGGGTACTGCGAGTGCGCTGACATTCACAGCGACGTTTGAACAGATCACCTCGTAAGGTCTAACATGGGACTTCGTTATCCCGGTGGTTATGTCACTGCGACGTTTAATCCGTTAGCTCTTACTGCTATCGCAGCTAACCTGCTAGTTGTTGCTGGGGGTGCTGGCGGTGGTGGTGATTTGTCTGCTGGAGGCGGGGCCGGCGGCGCACAGTTATCTTCTGTTGGTTTTCTTGTTGGCACAACATATAGCATCGTAATTGGTGCTGGCGGTGCAGGTAACACGTCAAATGGTGCTGGAACAAGCGGCAGTAATTCATCGTTTATTGGCACTGGAACATCAATAACGTCAATTGGGGGCGGTGGCGGCGCGGGGGATAGTGGCTCTGCCCTTACCGGCGGTTCCGGCGGCGGCGGCTCAACTGGCGGTGGTAGTGCTACGTATAGAAGCGGTGCCTCAGGAACCTCTGGGCAAGGATACCCCGGTGGGAATGGCTTTGCGTACCCCGGTGCCCCCGGAGGTGGCGGTGGCGCTGCTTCAGCGGGTTTTAACGGCGGCACAGGAAGCGGATCAGGTGGTAAC